AACAAATCAAGCAATTGCTTTGTATATGCCAGAAACTTTACAATTTGAATATAAACAAAGTTATTCAGAATTAGATTTAGCTTCAAATGCTTTAGGAATTTTTGGAGCAGCTGCTTTAGATAAAATTAAAACAGGTGAATATAAAGAAGCTGCTTATGATGCAGTAAGAGCTTCTGCAGCTTTTTTACAACAAGAAGCAAATAAGAGATTAGGTGCTGTTGGTGCCGCAGGCGGTTTTCTTGCTACCGGTGCGGTAGTTAATCCTCTTTTAGAAGTTATATACCGGTCTCCACAATTTCGTTCATTCCAATATGACTTCATTTTTTATCCAAGAGATGAAAGAGAAGCTGTAGAAGTTCAAAAAATCATTAACACTTTACAATTTCATCAGGCACCAGAATTTAAACAAGGATCTGCTGGTAGTTTATTGATTCCTCCCTCTGAATTTGATATAAAATTTTACTACTCTGGTGAAGAAAATAAAAATTTGCCTGAAATTGGTAACTGTGTTCTCACTTCAATACAAGTGAATTACGCACCAAACGGTTTTTATGCTTATGAAGTTCCAGGTCAAAGCGCTACTGTGGGTGGAACCGGTATGCCTGTTGCGATTCAAATGACTTTACAATTCCAAGAAACAACTTACCTAACAAAAAATAAACCTAATGACCCTGCAGCAGGTGATATTACCTCAGAAAAAACTGCTGCAAGTCAACGAGGCGAATTTGGTACAAGTTGATATAATAAAGTTAAAATAAAATGGCTAAATTTTTTAGATATTACCCAAAAACATTTTATGCAAGCAATAATGATGTTACAGGTGTAGATGCTGTAACAAACATAATTGCTAGGTTTGGATTTGAGAAAAAGTTTAAAGAAAATTCAAACGCATTTTATAAGTATCAAATACAAGACGGTGACACACCAGAAATAATTGCGGACAAATACTATGGAAATGTAGAATATCATTGGGTAGTTTTACTTTTCAATGACATTATTGATCCTCAATTTGATTGGCCACTCGATCAAAATTCAATTATTGAATACATTGATAAAAAGTATACAGCCAATGGCGCCGCAAATACAACAGTTCAAAGTGGAATTATTTGGGCATTAAGTCAAAATAATGTTCAAGCATATTTTAAAGTTATCACTACAACTGGAAATGATGGTACAATTTCAATTGAAAAATTACAAGTTGATGGTAACACTTATGCTAATGTGGCATCTAGCACAACAAATTATACAACACAAGCAAACGAAAATGTTGTCATAAAAATATCAAAAGAAACTCGTTCATATTATGATTATGAAATAGAAGAAAATGAAAGTAAGCGAGAAATTAACCTTTTAAAATCTGAATTTATACCTGAAGTGGAAAAAGAATTTAAGAGAGTGATTGCTCTATGAGTTTGAAAATGTTGAAATCCACTCAATTTGAAATAATTGAGTTGGTTCTTGTTACTAAAGGCGGTAAAATTGATATAGCAAATTTATGTGATGAAATAAACATTTTTGATAATATGTTTTTGTCTGTAATGAGTGGTAGTTTAATAATTAGTGATGCTGTTGGATTATCAAGTAAACTTCTATTTGATGGTTCGGAATCTGTACTCATTCATATTAAAAAAGATAAAAATTCTGAAATTTTAGATTTTAAAAAAGCTTTTCGTATCTATAAACAAACTGATCGATCAATTGTTAAACCTGGATTAGAAAAGTATATTCTACATTTTACATCAGATGAACTAATTTATTCTGACCAACAAAGAATAAATCAATCATATGAAACCAATTATTCAAAAATTGTAGAGAGAATTTTAATTGATTACCTTAAAGTACCTCAGAATAACTTAGGCGGCATTTATGAATTTTCTTCTGGCGTTCAAAAGATTGTTATACCAAATTTAAGACCATTAGAAGCAATTGAATGGTGTTCAAAAAGAGCTGTAGATATAAATCAGTCACCAAATTTTATGTTTTATCAGAATGTTACTGGTTTTAATTTTGCTACTCTTTCAACATTACTTACACAACCAGCAATACTTGATATCTTTTATGAAACAAAAAATATTAAAGGTGAAACTGCTTTTGATGAAATAGGAGGAGCTAGATATCTAGAGGTAGTTTCACTTAATGATAATATTGAGAGAACTAGGTCTGGTGTTAATGCAGGTAAATTTATTGGATTTGATCCAATTACACGAACTATTAACACAAAAAATATTTCATATGGCGATCATTATTTGAATATGAAACACGGTAATCAAACCGAAAATTTTACGCAGATTCAAAGTCGTGATGGTATGCTTAATTCGCAAGCATTCAATTCACGCAAAGCAGTAAGCATTTTTAATTACAATAGACAATTTAGTGAATACATTAAAAAGAAAGAACCAAGTTCTTTAACAAACAGAGATGGAATTGAAAGTTGGTTGTTTCAAAGAAAAGCAATTATCAAAAATTTAATGTCTAAGAGATTAAAACTTGTGATGCCTGGCAATTTTCAATTATCTTCTGGCTTCAATGTAAATGTAAATGCGCCAATTATTGGTTCTTCTAGTGGTGAAGATAGAAGTATAAATGGTAAATATTTAATTGTTGCTTCACGACATATAATTGGTTACGAAAAACACGAAACGATCATTGAAGTAGCCTCTAGTTCATCGGATTCAAAATATGTTTCAGCAAGTGATGATGAACAACAAAGAGAAATCTTAACTTATTGATATGATAAAAAACGAAGAAAATAAAGATTTTGCCGGTAAAGCTGGTTTTGTTTGGTGGATTGGTGTTGTTGAAGATAGACAAGACCCTTTAAAACTTGGTCGTTGCAAAGTTCGTTGTGTTGGATGGCACTCTGAAAATAAAATGCAATTGCCAACTAGCGGACTTCCTTGGGCTACGCCTTCTCTACCAACAAATAATCCATCTGCTTATTCTCCAAAAGAAGGTGATATGGTTTTTGGATTTTTTGTTGACGGAGAAAATGCACAAGAACCAATCATTTTAGGAGTTTTGCCTGGAATACCATTAAAAGCAGGAAACGCACAAGAGGCATTTGGTGATGGCCGAGATACAGGTCAATTGAATTCTGCGCCAGTTAAACCTTCTGAAACATCAACATTATATCCTCGCCGTTTAGATGAACCAACAACCTCACGCTTAGCAAGAAATGATGAAGATTATCCATCTCCAATTAATCAAAGTAAAGCTGCAAATAAAGCATCAAAAGTAGAACCAAATTCTTATTATAATGCTAAGTATCCATATAATAATGTTTATGAATCTGAATCAGGCCATGCTTTAGAATTTGATGATACAAAAGGTGCCGAGAGAGTTCATTTGTATCACCGCTCAGGTTCTTATATTGAATGGGCGGCAAACGGTGATAGGTCTGAAAGAATACAAAGAGATAAGTTTACAGTAGTAATTGGTGATGAATCTGTTTATGTAAAAGGTGATGTTAAGATGTATGTTGATGGTAATTTTAGTTTAGAAATTGGTGGTACTTGTGATATAACCTCTGGTGGTAATATGACATTTATAGCACCAAAAATAGATTTGAATCCTTAATAAAATGCCAGCAATACATCGAGATACAGATCCAAGAGTTTGTGGAGCAACAACAATAGCTTCTGGTCAATCAACAGTTTTTGCAAATGGATTATTAGTTTCAGTAAACGGTGATCCAAATTCACATGGCGGTGGTGCTTTATCTGCTGCTTGTAAAAATGTTTATGCTGGTGGTATTCTTGTGGTAAATCATAGTCCAGAACCTGCTGCTCCAGATAGTCTTTGTCCTATTCCTGGAGGACCTCATTGTAATCCAGTTACATCTGGAGGTTCACCTAATGTTTTCGTTGGAGATTAGAATAAATAGAAAATGGCAACAGTAAACATAGAAACAACACGCACTTTTAGAGATTTGGATTTGAATTTTACAATTCATCCAGTCAAAAAAGATATTAATACTCACAAAAATGAGTACGCAATAATTAATTCGATTAAGAATTTAGTATTGACAAATCACTATGAGAGACCTTTTCAACCAGACCTTGGTAGTAATATTCGCCGACTTCTTTTTGAACAAGTTGATTCAGTAACAGCCTCACAGTTAGAACGAGAAATAGCAGAAGTTATTGGCAATTTTGAACCTAGAGCGCAGGTATCTAAAGTAGAAGCTATACCTTCTCCAGACGAAAATAAGTATCAAATCTATTTGGAATTTTTTATCATTAACAATACTGCGCCAATTACAATTAATTTTTTCCTAGAGCGGATTAGATAAAATGGTAGACCGTTTAAGAGTAACCGAATTAGATTTTGATACAATCAAAACTAATCTCAAAGCATTTTTAAAACAACAACCTGAATTTACGGATTATGATTTTGATGGTGCTGGTTTATCAGTTCTATTAGATATTCTTGCCTATAATACTCATTACAACGCCTATTATTTAAATATGGTAGCAAATGAGTCTTTTCTTGATACCGC